GTTTCACATACAAAAAGAAAAAGGCTCAGATATTTATTTGCCAATCAAATAAAGGGATAGTATAAATGAAAATATTAGCAGATTCAGATGGTGCTCCATTAGACGTAAGGGCAGTAGTAAGTTCATTTAATAAAAAAGAAGATAAACTTAAAGCACTTCAACAGTTTTATCCCGGTGCTTCATCCACAGATGGCACAGCACTTGGTGAAGGGAACTTTATATATACTGATCCTGATACCAAACAAATAAAATTTTTTAATCCTGAAGGATTGGATTTGGGAGATATTTTTGATTATGGTAGAGAAATAACTAATACTCTTGGTGGTGTAGTAGGTGCTACAGTTGCAACAGTTGGTGGGCAAGCTGGACCTCAAATCTTTACCCCAGAAGAAATGGTTACAGTTCCAGCAGGAGCAGCTTTGGGATCAGAGTTAGCTGGTCAAGGTTATGATCTTGCAATGGAAGCTATTTTGCCTGAAGCCTTTTCAATAAGTCGTGGAAACCCAATTGAAAAAACTATAAAAGCTGGTGAAAATGTTATGGGTGAGATGGTTGGTGGCAAGCTCATGCAAAAACTTTTAAGTGGTTCTAGTAAAATGGGTGGTGAGTTAATAAGATCATTTTTTGCTGCTGGTTCTCCAACAAGTAGAGAAGCATCAAAACAACTTGTTAATAAAGCAAACGAACTTAATATTAAGTTACCTAGTGGTGGTGTTGCAAGAAGTTCTCCATTAGCTTTGTTTTTAGAACAAAGGCTTTTACAATTTCCAACTAGTACAGGAACAATTCGTGAAAGTTTTGATAAATTTAAAATTAATTTAGTAGATGCTGTTGATGAAATTGGTGGTAAATATGGACTAGCAGTAAAAGAAGGTGGTAAAATTGGAGATTTATTACAAAAAGGTGCAGTAGATGCTGCTCAGAAATTTAGAATAGATCAAGGTAAATTATACGATGCAGCATACGATTTAGTGCCTGATGCTTATGGTTCGCTTACTAATTTGGCTACTTTGAGAACAAGACTTATGGCAGATTTAAGTGAAAATCCTGATGCATTTGCACCTTATATGGGAGCATCAATAAAAAAAATTGAAGCTATCTTGTCCAAAGAAGGTGTAATGAAATTACGCCCACTTAGAGAATTAAGGACTTCAATTAGATTAGAACTTGATTCAAGTGGTCAAGGTTTAATAGGTGTTACCAAACCAGAAGCAAGATATTTACAACAAGTCTACGAAGCCTTGACTAAAGATATGAGTGAAATGGTTGCAAATACTGGTGGGGAAGCTGCAAAAAAAGCTATGAAAAAAGCAGATACCTATACTGCTAATAGAATGAAATTTGATATAGAGCCAATTATTAACGAAATTTTAAAGACAAAGCAAGATACACAAGCATTTTCATTTTTAATGAAAGGCACAAAAGAAAGTGGACAGCAATTAAAAAAAATAATGAGAAATATGAATGAAAGGACAAGAGGTCAAATATCTGCTTCTATGCTATATCGTTTAGGTTATCAAAAGCCAAGTGGGTCAGAGTTGTATGACGATTTTTCTGCAAGAACATTTTTAACTAATTGGAAAGGTTTAGCTGATTCTTCAAAAGATGCATTATTTGGCAAAGGCAATTCAGCTAGAAAAGATTTAGATACAATTGTGGAATTTATAAGAAAGACAGGAGAAGCAGACAAATTTGCTAATAATTCTAAAACAGGTGACATGATAGGTACTGTAGTAGCTCTTTCACCTTTTTTTACTGCTGGAACAATGGCAGCATCAGGAAATTTATTAGAAGCAGGATTAGCAACAGGTGGTGGTGTTGCATCTCTCATTCCCCCACATTATGCTGCAAAGCTAATGACTAGTTCAACTTTTATAAACTGGATAACAAAAGCTGGACCAGCTATGGCTAAAAACCCAGCAGACACAAAGTTTCACTTAGGAAGGCTTATGGAAATATTTAGTGGAGATCAAAGCATGACATCTGCTTCATTATCTTATATCAACGCACTAGTTCCATCTTTGATTGGTGAAGCACAGGCAAGTGACATGAGATCAGGTGTTTTACAAGAGCCACAAACACCTAGTGAAATTGTTCAATTTGCACAACAATTAAAACCTGATGTAAAAGAAAAAATAAAAAATATGAATTTTATAAATTTGACACAAAACGAATTTGATGAAGCAGCAAGGTAAATGCGATGGTGCTTGTTGAAATTCTAACTGGAATTGCTCTTGTACAGAAAAGTGTTTCCTTTATTAAAGACAATATTTCAACAATAAACGATATTTCAGGCATAGCAAAACAGATAGATGGTTTCTTTACTGGTGAAGCTCAAATGAATAAGAAATCTGGCAAAGGTATGTCTATTGCTCAACAGTTTGGCTCTGTTGAAAGTACAGCTACTGAATTTATAGATCGTAAACTGCTTGAAGAACAACGTCAAACGCTAAAGAATATGGTGAACCTTCGCTTTGGCCCAGAGGCTTGGGATGAAATTATAACAGAAAGAGCCAATAGAATATCAGAGGCAAGAGAAGCAAGTAGGTTACAAAGAATTGAAGCACGACAAAGACAGAAAGAATTTATAGATACATTACAAACTATAGGCATAGTGTTTTGTGTTATATCAGTTATCATAATAGGTTTTGTAGTTACATTTAATGCATATGCTGATGGTTACAAATACAAAAGTAAAGATTACACACGACAACAAAAGATACAAAAAGGAATTATTGTCCTTCCTACTATGACCACATGCAGATTAAAGAAACGTAAAGTATATAAAGATAAGTTGGCTTGTATATATCAAGGAGCACAAAAGACTTTCACATTAGACTTCACAGATATTGCAAATGGTTGCCCCAGAAAATACCAATGTGTTCTTGATCCAAATGGCAAAGAACCATCTATTGATAGTGTCATGGATAGTTTAAGAAGCATTGCCAAATAATGAAATAGCCTATTTCAGCTTTAGCTATTCCACTAGGGTGTACAAGGGGAGTTACACTGGAGGAATGTTCTTCCTCTCACTTCTGAACCTAGAACGCATTTTACGTCTTGCCAACATTAACAAACTTGCACAATCTTTTCTATTAAAATTATGTCTGTTGTATAAATACTTATGCAATAGCTTTATGTTTGTCTTAGCTCTAATGCATAATTCATAGCCATAGTAAAACCTTTGTTCATCCTTCTTACTATAAGCATCTCCTATATGTTGGAACACACTACTGTAACCTCTGATTAAACTTAACATTGTCATTCTAATCCTTTGTAAAAGTGGGGGAAGTTAATCCCCCTCTTGTTATGATTGTTTTTTATACATCCCAAGTTTAGTAAACAATGGCATTAAATGTTTTTCAGCCATTTGTAATTCTTCTTTAGAATAATTATTAGTATCTATCTCTTTAGTCATTTTAAATTCTTTTGAAGAATCTATTAAACATAATAATTCAATCATTTCTTGGTCTGTAAAATTAATAGTAATCATTTTCTTCTCCTAATTTTATTGTTTATCTTTCCTTAACATCATTATAACATATATGAATATATAAGTCAACCCTAAATAAATGTTTTATTAACCCATTTTAGTAGTTGACATGTTTAAAGGGTTGTGTTATACTGTTTATAAGGAAAGATGAACAACCAAATTTGGAGAAATAAATGAATATAGACGAATTAAATCCAGAGACTTTAAAAAAGTTAGGATTAAAAAAGCCAAGAACAAAAACCTTTACTGCTGAAAATGAGAGAAGTTATGCCATTAAAGTTTTAAATGTAATTGCAGAACTAAAACAAAGTGAAAGATGCAGAGTGTTAAAAAGAGCATCATTAATGAATAATAAATAGGGAGCAAACTAATGGATAATAAAGAAGTTAGAAAATGGGTAGTAAACCAAATTGGTAGACTAGAAAACTACCCATTAGGAGATATTGTAAATGATCAAAATGCTTTACTTAAAGTTTACCAAAATAAAGGTGGCGTTATAATATTATCAAGATTGCTTAAAGAATTAGATAAGGGAGCAAACTAATGAAAATAGAAAAAATAGTAAAAGTTTATTATAGACTTAATAGCAAAGATGAAAATAACGAAATGACATATGAACTTTCAAAACTTAGAAAAGAAATGGAAAAGAAATTAACCAAGTGGGATGTTTATAAAGAAATACGAATCCAATTGTATTGGAAAGCATTTTTATTGAATAATTTTTTACAGAAGGACATAGACAATTTATCTTGGAAAATAAATTCAGTATTAAGTAATGCTATAAATAACAAAGAGAATTTAATGAATTGTTTAATGGATGATGCTCCTGAAACTAAAGAAACAAAAGCTATGTGGGTATCAACACAAAAGCATTTAGAAGATTTAATGGTTGATCAAGGTTGGTTTGATGATAAGTTTAAAGATATAAACGCATTATTTGTATTGCAAAGTATGGGCGAATAATCTTGGGGGATTATTATGAAATATTTATTTTCAATTATTTTTTTATTATTAGTCGTAATAATGGCTATGTTAAATTTTAGAGCTCATGCAGATGAGGTTGGTTGCCTTGCTCTCAATATATACCATGAAGCAAGAAATCAGCCTCTAGTGGGCAAATTAGCAGTAGGCTTAGTAACTTTAAATAGGGTAAAAGATGTTAGATTTCCAAATACTATTTGTGGAGTTGTTTATCAGGGTTCTTATTCCAATAATATTCCAATAAAAAACAGATGCCATTTTAGTTGGTGGTGTGATGGAAAGTCAGATAAACCAAAAGATTTACAATCATGGCATAATTCACTAGACTTATCTCAAAAATTGTATGAAGGTTTCTTTGATGGATTAAATTTAGTAAGGGGAGCAACGCATTATCATGCAACTTATGTCACTCCTTACTGGGCGTATAAAAAGAAGAAGGTAAAGATAATAGCAGATCATGTGTTCTATAGATGGGAAAAATGATCCTTCTGAAGACGAAATGTTTTTTGAAGACGATCCACGAGCAAAAGAGTATGATGACAATGAAGTTGGTAAAGTCAATATACAATCTATGGGTTATGTATATACAGAAAGTGCTATGGCATCTGAAATAATAGATAACGTAAAGAAATCAAAATAATACTTGTTGCACTTTAGGATTGTAATTTGTTTTATAGTTAATGTTATCGCCTTTTGGATATGGCTCAATATTGTATTTTAAATTACTCAACAATAATTTCTTTTGTTTTTTATCACCAATAAAATAAATATATCTATGCTTTCTAGGTCTTTCTTGAAACGTAAATTTATCTGGATTTGATTTTCTTTCTTCTGTTGAATATAGTTTGCAAACTTGTAAAGAATGTAAATTAGATTTATTCATTCGCCATTCTTTATGTTTATCAGATAAGCCTGTGTATAAAAAGTTAGTAGCTTGGTATATATAGCCATGATGGTTCATTGATGTATCAGCATATGAAACTACTATTGATGGTTTAGGTAATAGCTTTAAAGAATTACCAACTAGAAAAGATGCTTGATTTTTCTTATTGTTTAATAAGCATAGTCTATTTAACTCTAAAACTGACTTTCTATAATCTTCTCCACATATACCCTTACATAGAGCTGGAGATGCAGGTGTTCCATAAGTAATTATACCTTCCAAAATACCATCTTCATACAACCCATAAGAATAAGTTATGCAGGGTATCCTTTTAGCATAGTGAATTTTTAATAACCATTCTTCAGTTTCTTGATATTTAATTTCCATAACTTTCATATTTAATAACCTTTATGATATTCGTATTTTATTTAAAATAAACTTATCTGTTTATCATCAGGTCTATTATATTTAGGATCATATGATTTATTATTTTCCCCTATGTACTCATGGGAATAGCAGATTCTATCTCTTTCAAGTGGTATAAGTCGTTTTAAATGATCGTGAGTGTCACTACTTCTATCTTTAAGGTTGCTTACTGTAGCTCTCCACAATGGTGACTTTTGTCTATATTCGCCCATTCTTATATGAGAAGTTTTAGAATAATACCTTACTTTTTTATCAAGCATTATATCAGCTACTGCATCAGACAATTTAGTTCCTATGCCAAGTCCTTGAAAATCAGGCAAGACTACTGTTCTTGCTTCTCTCCACTTTAATCTTTTGTCACCTTCATAAAGTGGTGGTGTCCATCCTGGTAAAGACATACTAGAAGCAAATCCAATAATCTTATCTTTCCATACAGCTAAATAACAATGTGCAGACTTTGGTAGCTCTTCTGTTAGATAGTGATGCTTTTTAAAAAACTCCCAATATGCTCTGCTCCCTGCGATAACTTTAATTTCAATGGGTTGCCGAACTAACCCCCTTGACGCAAATTTCTTTGCATCAGTATTAAATACCCAATCTGGTTGTAGCCATTCCAATATATCATCGTGGCAAGTTGCCAATACAATGTTCTTTAAGTTTTTACGCTTGACATATTTATATAAAGATAATGAGCAAGACTTAGCTACATCTCTATTTACTACAGACGTAAACTCATCTATGACAATGTTACTGCCTAGTCTTCTAGCAAGATCACATCTAAAGCCTTCTCCATTAGATAAGACATGTCTAGGCTTTGCCCAAGTAGGAACTGTGTTTAATCCAACAGCACCAAGTCTTTCTATGGCATCCTCTACTGAATCAAAATGTGAGGCTATTGTTCTGTTGTTATCCCACACTAAGTCTTTCTCTTCACCATATTGTTTTAGTATAGATGATTTACCACTTCCACTAGAGCCATAGATTACACCAATATTAAAATCTTCAGTTACTCTAGAAAAATGAGGTATTGTAAATTCTGTTTTTCCATCAAAATCAAAATCAAAATTTTTAAATATTGTCTTGTCTATTTCTGATAATTCAACTTCACTTGTTAATACTGTACTTTTAAAATCATATAAGTCTTCCATAATTAATTCTCCATTTTTAATAAATGTATTTAAGGGTCAACATAAAGTCAACCCTTAATAAATGTTTATACGTTCTCTAGAACTTTCCATTTGCTACTATTAATCATGCTTCTAACATCGTTTTGTCTACGTTGTTGTACTATATGATTGTTAGTACTGTTGTTCTTTACATCTCCAAGATGAGTAGACCAAGCAGTTGCAGACTGATATGCACACCATAGAGAGCCTTTAGCACCATTTCTGCCATAATCACCCTTGCCATGAATTTGAGCTACTTCTGCTTCATATAAACCCATTAAGTGATATAGTTGTTTTTTGTTAGTTTCTGATTGACCACTAGCAATTTTGATTTCATTAGCTTGGCTTTTAGCTATCGTAGTTTTGAATAAGTCTATGACTTGATCATCTTCTACTTTAGTATCCCACCACTTCTTAAAGTTTTCTGTTTCGTCTGTGATAGCAGTAACTGCATTTTGTATCTTCTTGTTAGATGCATCTACGTTAAAGTGTGTGGTATGTCTGTTAGCAGTATAGGCAATCTTTTGACCACTAACTAAAGTATTAAAACAAACTTCATTCATCCAACCAAAAAATGATTGGAACTTCCATTTGGCGTTGTAACTATTTCTAGCTACAAATTTAAGATACAAATCGTGGTCACCTACTTTGGCATGATGTGCTGGAAGTAATAATTCCATCTTAGCCATAGCACCATTTTCGTAAGTGTTTACAGTTATTTCATGGTTAGAGAAGTCTAAGCCACCACTTTTCATAGCTTCTAGAGCACCACCAAAAGCATCCACATGATGTATTGGCTTGTATCGTGAACCAACTATTGCTAAAGGATCGCCATCTTGAGCACCTAATTGATCTAGGCGTACAATCTTTCTACCCATGTGAGAAGGGATACCTTGTATATCCCTTACGTCTATTTTAAATTCTACTTCACTTAACGCTTCTTGTAATTTTGTATCTAACATTACGCTAC